GGTGCTCCATATTCAGTTAGTTTATCATCATTCTCAAATTCCCGTTTATTCTTTAACTTCTTGACCCCACATCCCAGCGATGCCCTTGTCAATCCTCGCAATGTTGTTCCTTATTATGAATTACCGCGTTATTTAACAACTTCCCAAACACCATTATCAGCAGGAGCATCAGCAAGTTTAACTACATCAACCCTTCAATTAAATCAAATCCCCGACAAGTTAATACTTATGGTTCGTAAGCCAATGACAAGTCAATTATGGGATGATAGTGATAGTTGTATGGTTATTAATTCTATTTCTATCAATTTTAATAATCAATCGGGTATTTTAGCATCAGCACAAATTCAAGACCTTTATAGATATTCCCGAGATGCGGGCAGTAACCAGAATTGGTATGAATTCTCGGGTCAAGCATTCCGTAATTCAATAGCAGGTGGTAATTATTCACCATCAGTTCCAAATGGTTATAGATTATGGACTTCAGGTTCATTCTTAATGTTGGACTTCGCACAAGCAATTCAATTGACCGAGGACTTCTATGCTCCAGGGTCATTAGGGAACTTCAACTTACAAATTAATTTAAATGTCACTAACAACAGTGACCAATCAGTTACTCCTGAAATCTGTTTAATCACTATGAATAGCGGGGTCTTCGTTTGTGAGCGGGGTCAATCAAGCGTATTCACGGGGATTTTAACTAAACAAGATGTCCTTGATGCTTCCCAAATGGGCGCATATACTCGCGGGGATGTTAAAAGAATGGTAGGTGGTTCATTTTTAGACACCCTAAAAGACATTGGCTCTGCTTTAGGTAATGTTGCTTTAAATGTTGCCCCAAAATTAATTGAAAGAGCAGTTGGTTTAGGTGCTTCAGGAGGCGGTGTAAGTGGCGGTCAAATGGAAGATGCTGAAGGTATGGGTATGAGTGGCGGTAAATTAAAACGACATATGAAACGCTAAATAAATAATTAAATAATATTCATATAAATTAATATGAAACTTATTAGAGAAATTCTACCACCTATTACTATAAATAAATGGTATTTATATAATCTTTACTGGACTAATAATTCAAGATATAATCATTATTTTATTACTAATGAAAATTACAATTTTTATAAATATATATTATAAATATGAGTAGAACAGAATTTATTGACCCTACAACAGGATATATACAATCTTCCTATATTCCACCGTGGTCTCAAACTATAGCATATGGGTCTTTTTGTAGCACTCAAACTCAAACTGTTTTAGGAGCGAACACACCTACACCAATTACTTATAATACTACAGAAATAGCACAATACACAAGTTATAGTGGTTCTAAAATATTCGTTCAAAGAACAGGTATTTATCGTTTTACTTATAGCATCCAACTTGATAAAACAACTACTCAACAGACCCCTTGTGAAATCTATATTGCTGTAAATGGAACACCTGTCCCCCGTTCAGGTAGTCAGGTTAGAATTAATGGTAAAGATGGTGAGACTTTCCCGATGTGTGAATTTATTATATCTTTAACAGCAGGACAATATATAGAAGTCTTTTTTAATTCCAGTGATGCTACAACATCAGCATCACACTTTCCAGCAGTAGTAGGTCAATATCCAGAAATACCAAGTATTATTAGTAATATACAACAAATCGCTTAATCTTATTATAATAATTATTATAAAAAGGTTATTAACTTTTATAACGAATAATAACAAAACCAGAACCACCATTACCAGCACCAGCGACAGTAGCACCTCCACCTCCGCCTGAACCAGAATTAGCAGTTGCCGAAGTAGCGTCAAAAGCAGAAGATAAAGCCCCACCGTGTCCCGCTCCATAAATATCACTTGCTAAAGGATTAACTACGGTTGCTGATGTTCCCCCTGACCCGCCACCAGCATAACACTTTTTACTACCTAACCAGTAAGTAGTCCAACCTGAACCACCTGAAACTTGTGTAATATCGGCGTTTCCTGCTTTTGAAGACGCACCACCTCCCCCCGCCGCGGAAGATGTAGTAGTATTACCAGTTCCACCACCAAAACCTCCACAGCGAATACGAGAACCACCCATTCTATCACCATCACTACTATTAAAAACTGCGGTTGATTGAGCACCTGAAGCAGATGTTCCCGCAGCCCCGCCCCCTCCTGAACCAGATGGAACAGTTGTAGTATTAGTTGTTCCTGAATGTGTCATAAAACCATAACCATTAGTTATAGATACACCGTTAGAAGGGGCGACGGTATTGGAAGCACCACCACCACCTCCTCCTGCTTCTATAAGGGTTGCTAATAAATTAGGTAGTTGTGTAGCAGTTTTATTGACACCTGTGTTATTTAAATCGTATGGTATAGAAATACTGCTTAAATTACCACTTATTCCATTTGTTCCTGTAGCACCAGTAGTTCCAGCATTACCACCTGTTCCTACTGCTACAGTTATAGTTTGAGGTAAAACACTATCAATATTTAACGGTATATCACTTATTTCAATAACGCACCCAGCACCTCCACCTCCTCCACGAACGAGAGTTGTAGTAGAATAACCGCCTCCTCCGCCTCCGCCTCCTACGACAAGGACATCAATACAAGGACAAACAGAAGAACCAAATGAAGTTATTGTGAAATTACTGTTAGAAGTAAAATAATGAGCGGTATATCTTGTTCCACCATCATAATAGGTTGTTATTGTTCCTCCTGTTGCGGTCATACCAGTTGAAAGGTTAGGAATTGTAATCCACTGTAAAGCACCAGTTAAAGAGTTATTACAACTTAAAACTTGACCGACAGTTCCAGTAGAACTTAAAGTGTCTTTGATTGCGAGAGGTGTTATATAATAATCTTCTACAATTAACGGGACATTAGGTAAGTTATTGTTATAAACAACAAAATTCATCTGCGACGCCATACTTCCAAAATTAGCATTTTTTATTTGACATTCAATTACCCCATATTGCGACTTATTAAATACGGGATTTGTATTTCCGTTAAATTCAATATTGGCGATTAAATCACCTGCGACAGGGGTAGTTGAATTAGTAAAAAATTCTAATGTAGAACCTCTTGCGGTATTATCATTTGTTCTTAAACTTAATATAGGTTCTGCTTTACCAGCATAATTATTTTGTTCTATTAAAACAGTTCCAGAGCCGTCTAATTCCAGTTTCAAATCGCTATTAGAAGAAGATTTAAAACTATCCCCCGATGTTTGTATAATATCATTACCTCCAGTTGAATTACCATAAGTTAAAGTTTGAGCGAGAGTTTGGCTACTACCACCACCACCCGTAGATTGAACGCTTAAATTATGGAATGCTGTAGGTAAAAGATGATTAAATTGACTATATAACCCGAGAGAATTATTCGCCATTATTATAATTTATATAATATAATTATATTTTATATAAATGGTTAAAACAGACGCTTTATTAAAAAAAATTGTATCACCTAAAAAAGCAAAGGAACTTGTAGAAGTTATAGAAGAACCTATGGATAATCATACTATTAATAAGTATCTTCCAAGTTGTCCTGTTATACGATATAATGAATTGAAAAATAAATCTCTACAACAATTACTTCCTAAAGATGGTTCTTATTGTATAATACTATATCAACAAAGCGAAAATAGCGGTCATTATGTAGCATTATATAGACAGAATGGGGTTATAAATTACTTTTGTTCTTATGGTTCATATCCAGATAGTCAATTAAAATGGGTTTCATCTCAAGTTAATAGACAATTGGGTATTCAACCATTTATAACAAGTATGTTAAAAGATAGTGATAGTCCCATTTTATATAATAGTCATCCCTTACAAAATAAAAAAGATGCTCGTATCGCAACCTGCGGTAGGTGGTGTATCTGCTTGATACAATGTCTTAAAAAGGGTATGACGATGAAAGACTTTGTTAAAAAATATAAAAATAGTAAAATACCACCTGATATATTGATAGCAGAAAAGATAGATAAATTAAATGAAGATTAATAATATAATGAAAAATAAGAGATTACAAATAGTTCAATTAAGACTTGAAATAGAGAAGTTATATGTAGAACTTGATAAACTTAAAACAAACTATCATTTAGAAAAGTTTGAAATAAGAGATAAGATTAGAAAATTGAGGGATGAAATTAAAGTTTTGAATACCAAAGAAACCGAAAATATAAAAATGGTAATAGAAAAGATAGATGATTTTGATAAAGAGTTTAATAAGATAGTAGATGAGATGGAAAAAGAGGTTGAAACGGATGATGAAACGATTTAACCATATTTTTACTAAAAACGGTTAATTACCAGAAAAAACGGTTAAAAAACGGTTAAATAGTTAAAAACGGTAAAAATTTGATTTAAAAATATTTTAATATTAATAAATACTGAAAACAAAAATGAGTTTAGAAAATACAAAGATACATACAATATATAAAGTGTCAAGTCCATCATCAGGATACTATTTATATAAATCATCATCATCATTACACAAAGTATATGAAATTAAAAAATATATAAATAGTCAAGCAAAAACAGTAAAAGATGAGAGATATAAACTATTATTTAATGAAGAAGATAGAAAAATTGAAATAATTACTAATTTACCAAATTGTAATGAAAGTTCCGTAAAAAGATATATAGACAATTTAATAGGTAATGTAGGTCTTCAACCATTAAATAGTAAATGTTTAAATATTGATAAAGTTGAATACAAAGAACCAACAAACGAAGAAGTTAAAGAACAAATAATTCAACAGAATAGCATAAACGAACAAGTAGAAGAGAAACACCCCATTAAAATAATAAATCATCATTTATTAAATCTTATTAAATCAACTAATAATCTAATTAATATAAGAAATAAAATAAAAGATACTATATGTAATTATAGACCAAAACAAACTATACTTGTTGATGAATATGATGTAAATTATGATTACAAATACAGAGAATTATTTAACCATTATAAAGAATATTTAGGATATAGGACAATAGATTTTAATTCAAAATATTTAACAGACATAGAAAAACAAGCAAGAACTAATGTAGAAAATAGAGTAACGGAAGAATTAATAAAAAATGAATATATAAGAAAAGTTCCAAAAGAAGTAGATGATGATAGAACTTATAGAGACATTAATTTATCAAATATAAATGACAGTATAGTAACTAACATAAAATATATAGAAGAATATTTAGTAACAACAAATAACAATACAAATAAATATTTTATAAAAGTTATGTCAATGCTTAATATTAAAATTACAGGAGATAATATGACTACTTATAAAGAATATACTAAATTGAAAAATCAATTTAGTAGATATATGATAGATAATGATTTATTAACACTTATAAGAAGTGAATTTAAAGAATT